CTCGACAAAGGACTGAGTAAACCCATGACCAGGGGCAACATAGGTACCAAAAGCAGCCAAATTACCCAGAGGAGTAGTCTGGCCTGTATTACCGGTGCCAGAAGTCTGGACAACAGGCGAAATGCCCACAGCAGTGGTGCCGCCGCCCAAATACTCAGGGCGCTGCAAACGCGCATCAGGACTAGCAACACCAAAATGCGACCGGATGATCTCGGTGTAACGAGTACCACCCCGAGCGTCACGCTCAAGCAGCTTCTGAATCTGAAAAGACTGACGCAGCTGATTGATGGTGGCAGCCGTCGCAGCAGACAAATCGGCAAAAACACCGCCAACAGTGGTGCCAGTACCACCAAACGTAACAGAACCCGAACTTGTGGTGGAGTTGTTCATCAAGTAGTTGGTACCACCAAGACCCTGCTGCCAAGTACCCGCAACACCACCCACAGCAAGGCTTGTAGCGTTGCCAGTTGACTTGATAGGGGCAGACGTACCCAGAGGTAACGTTACAGAAGTGTTGCCCTTCTGAGGCCACGGCAACGCGCCAGTGAAATAATCCTTACGCTTACCTCGTCGAACCGTAGTGAAATTAGTAGATGCGCTGGGATCAGGCCCATCCCCACGAGGGACCGGCGTGGAATTCTGAAGATTCTCATCGCGAAACCATTCATTAAAAATCAAGTTGTAGGCACGCAAAGGTAGTGCCGAGTGCGAAACAGTGTTACCCGCCAAGACCTGACCCGCAGTCGGAAGACCAAAATAGTCCTGTAAGGAGCCAACGGAATAACCACCAGCGGGTGATACCTGCTGCGGAATTGAATACGAAATCGAATCGGCGGGGTTATCCTGTTCACCCATGAACCGAACCCAATTCGTCCATACAAGACGGTTAGGGACAAAAAAGAAAAAGGTTTCCAAATGCAAATTGTCCATGACCGGAAAGATGGGCGTGGCCAAGCGACCGAACAGGGTCGCTTTGAGGTTGAACGTATCACCTGGAAGAACCTCCTCACAAAAAATAGGAACCAAAAACCCACTGTCAAAAGTGGTCTTCAAAGTCTTTTGCATATTGAACCTAGAGCGCGGAATATCCGCCTTAGGAACCATAGCAAAAGAATGAGTATTTACGGACTGGTTACGATGCACAACAAACTCCAAAAAAAAAGGGGGCCGAAGCCCCCAAGAGGTTAAACAGACTGAACAACATCCTTACCACGAACCAGCACAACCGGCTCACCAGCACGGATAAAAGCGCCGATAGCATCATCAAACTGACCAAGCAAATACAAATCAAAATCGTCAGGATGCTTGTTCAGCTGGTTATCCGCAGCAGAACGATTCACCTCATCGGTGAAATCACGGACGGCCACATTACGATGTGGAACAAAAAAAGGCCGGCTAAAAACATCAGAAGCACGGTCCTTCACAGAGACAACAAATTGCAACATAAAAACCTCAAATAGAACGTTTAGAAAGAGAGGCACGTGAACGGCTCACAGTGTCTCGCGCTGCCCTACGATGGGGCAAATTCTCATAGCTGATTCGCTCTAACTCCAGATCGGCACGAGCCGCAGAGCGATACGACATATCGAGGGCTAAATCCTCGCCCACCTCCTTCAATAAAGATTTATAAAACCTCGGGACTGGAGCCCGAGAACCTTGAGAAGTAATCACAGAAGCATGAGGAAAAACATCAGACATAAAAAATTCACGAAACCAAGAACGACCAATGCCTTTCGACATCAGCAAAAATTCAGAGTTAGCGCGAATGAGCTCACCATCATCCAAAACAGCCAAGGGCTTGGAAATGTCATTACCCTTGGACTTCTTCAAGATGTACCTGGCAATGTAGGCTGCGGATTCAAAATTGAGGGTTCCGATGAGATGGTGCCCGGCCGTCCAACACCGAGAAACGGCATCAGATACGAAAGTGCGGTCGCCGTTAGAACTACGACCAAAAACACGACGATCGAGACCAAAATCCACTCCAAACAACGCAATATGAAAGTGAGGACGCCGCGATTCATCGCCATATTCTCCAGAAGCAACATACTTAAAACGGAAACCAGCCTTACGCAAACGCTTAAAAAAACGCTGCAAATCATCCTTCCACAACTGCCCATATTCGGGCAGGTGGACGTCATCATATGTAAGGTTGAGCATACAAGACACCTCGTGCATCTGTTGCTCGTGAGTGATACGAATAGCCCACTCCCGGGAGTAAGCAAGACGACACTCTATGCACTGGCCGCACTTGATAGGACCGTGAGACGGATGTTGCCATAGGGCAGAACACACGCAAACCCTACAGACGGATACCGCCCCTCATAGGGGCAGTAGTGATGTTCGCACGCTTGGTGCGAGAAACGTTGCCACGAAACTGGGCAGCAGAACGAGACTTCGAGACAGAGTGACGAGATAGAGGTTTCATAGGACTCCAGAGTAACAGAAGAAAAAAAAGGTGTCAATAAGTACAGTTACATCAAGTAGAGAACTGTACTTGTGCCCCTTCCGGGGCGTTTAGCAGCTAGGACGCTGCCCCGGCTGGCGCCTCCAAACCTGACGAGGGACTACCCTTAGGTTGTTCAACAGGAACAGCCAGACCAAGGCGAACCGCCTCGTCACGATTGCCAGGATCGGCAAAGAAATCCAAAAACTCCTGCGGAGAATTATGGAAACGAGCCCGCACCTGGGCGGGCATCCGCATGAAATTCTCGTCAGCCATACGGACGACATTCATGGCAGACTGGAAATCAAAAACGCCTTCGTAATCAGCATACTGCGGCATAGAAACAGAATCAGGAAGATGGCCAGTCTTAAGAAAAACATTAACGATAGTGTTAATGTCAGACTCATCGCGGAATTGCTGCTGAGTCAAAGAAGGATCAGAACACAAAAGCGCGGTCTCCTCAGACGCGCGGGACATATCGTAGTTAAAAGGACTACGAAGAAAAACAGGAGAAATCATAAAACTCCAATCAAAAAAAGAGAAGAAAAGAAAAACAAAGGAACGAAAACAAAATAGAAATCAAGAAAAAACAAAAAGCAAAAAAACAAAAAAAACAAAAAGAAAAAAAACACGAATCACCTCCGGGAAATACCACGAAGGATAGAAACAATCATCTGGACAAAAGGAGCCAGCTGGCCGGCCTCGCGGCCAAAATTACCAACCTGCTGAGCAGCCTCAATATCAAGACCAAGGAGAGTATTCTCCTTATTCAACTTGCGAATAGCCTCCTCAAGCTGACGACGAATAACCTCCTGAGAAACACCTTGCTGAGAAGCAAGAGAGGCTTGCTCCGCAAGACCAATAGTGGCAGCCTTCAACCGCTGACCCTCAAGAGGGACATTGCGAATCTCGGCGCCAACCTTCTCGGCCATAACCTCAGACAAATTACCAGACGCCCTAGAAGCGTAAGCAGAAGCAGAAGAAGCCTCACCTTGCGGAAGCTTGTTCCAAGCCTCACCACGATTCATCATCGCGGTGGCCTCCTTCTGCTCCGTATCAGCCTCAATGTTCTTAATCTCGGCATCCAACTTGCGACCACTAAGAGACGCAAGATAGGCAGAAGTACCGGACTGCACAGCCGGTGTAATGGAATCAGACATCTGAGCTTGCTGGCCAGTAGGAGGGCTACCGCCCCCCTGAGAGTAAGCCAGCATAGGATTGAGGCCAGCGGCCTGCATATCCTTCACAGTGGTCTGATAGCGCGTAGCGTACTGCTGAGCAGAAAAAGTGTTCGCACTGGAAGCCTGCTCAGCTTGAGCGGCATTGCGCCGCTCACCACCAAGAAAACCCAACGCGGCACCAGCCGCAGAAACAAGGCTAAACGGATCCATCAGAAATGGTCAATCAAGCCAGGCACAGAATACATCGGCAAAGGCCGAGCCGCCTGAAGATTAAAAAAGGCATCCAAAAGCAACTGCTGACCATTAGCACCAGCGCCAACCGCCAATGTCCTGGCCAAAGGCGGAGTCTCCTGGATGAATGTGGAATTCAAAGTAGGCAACGCAGTAAAACGCTGAGCGTAGTGCCAAGGATCAATGGTACCGGCCGACGTGGACTTGAAAAGACCGGTAATCTGACTGGGCAAATAACGATACTCCGCCCAGCGCTCCTGGTAACCGAACACATTGCCATCGTTCACAGACCCATCACAATAAATCTCACGATTCAAAACGGACTGTTCACCCAACATAGCAAACACAGGAAAATAAAAATCGTACCTAGTAGAACGATTCCACATCTTGCGCATACCTTGCTGATACGTCAAATCAGCGCGAACATTCACAAGGCCAATCACATGGCCATGCTCGACAAAGGACTGAGTAAACCCATGACCAGGGGCAACATAGGTACCAAAAGCAGCCAAATTACCCAGAGGAGTAGTCTGGCCTGTATTACCGGTGCCAGAAGTCTGGACAACAGG